GGCGGTCGAGGAAACGATCATGGCCGAGTCGTTCCCCGAGGTCCCGAAGAAGGAGGGCGGGTTAGAAGGCTCGGCATTCGCCAACGACCCGAAGATCGAGGGCGAGAAGGTCGAGGCCGAGATGGGATACAACATCATCTACGCGGTCAGGCAGCACGAGGAGCTTGATTGGGTCCACCCGCTCAAGGGAAAGGCCAAGTATCTCGAAGACCCGGCGAACCGCGTAGCTCCTCAGATACCAGGCATCTTCAAGGACTACCTCGACCCGGCGATCAAGAAGGCGGCACAGGAGGCCGATCTCAAATGAGTGCCTTGGATTGGGTCGATGACATCTGTCAATACCTTGATGACCAGGGCATCGGGGTCTATAACCCGGGCACGGGCGAGACGGTCAACATCTTCATCCACCACATGAGGGACACGCCGACGAACTGCATCTGTTTGGAAGGCTATGCCGGGCGGGTCCCGGACTTCACGCACGACGGCAAGACCTCGTACAGACCGAACCTTCAGATCATGGCGAGGGCCGGGGGAGACCCGATAACGGCGCACGCGGCGGCGATGGCGTTCCTCAACGCGGCCAGGGCCGTCCTCGATGACAAGGCGAACACCGTCATCGGTTCGCACACCTACATGGAGATCAGGACGACCGGGGAACCGATGTCCCTCGGTTATGAGAATGGAGTCATTAAGATAAGTCAGAACTATATCACGGAAAGGAAATAACATGACAGACACGCAGGGATTGGTAGCGCACGGCACCACGCTAAAGATCGCGGGAGTGACCGTAGGAGAGCTAAAGAACATCGATGGGCTGGATATTTCAGCCGCCGACGTGGACTTTTCGAACCACGATAACAACTGGGACGAGTTCAAGCCCGGACGCAGAGCGATAAGCGATCTCTCGGTCGAGGGTAACTGGATTCCCGGCAACGCGGGACAGGCGGCGATGTATGCGGCGTTCATCGCCGGTACGATCGCGGAGTTCATCGTCACCGGGCCGGACGGCTCATACACCTGGACCTTCAACGCCTACGTCAAGCAGCTCAAGTCGGCACAGCCCGACGGCGACAAGGTAGGCTTCTCTGCCACCTTGAAGGGAACCGGCGCGGCGGTACTCGCGGTGGGGGCATCCGCGGACCTGAGTGGGCTCGTTCCATCGGTAGGCACGCTGACCGGACCGCTGACGGCATCCATCTACGATTATGTCGTCCCCGTCATCACTGGTACGACCGGACTGACCATAACCCCGACGGGTGCGGGAGTCATCAAGGTCAACGGCGTCGTCGTCGTTACAACTGAGGCATCGGGAACGATCGCACTTGGAGCGGCGGGCTCGGTCACGAAGATCACCGTCACCGTGCAGGAATCGGGCAAGGTACTCAAGACCTACAACGTGTGGGTAGCGAGGGCGGCAATCTAAGGAGGGAAGGCGATGGCGATCGACCCGAGGATAACGAATAGCTTCAAGGCCAATCTCAACTTCTACTGCAACTGGCAGGAGGAGACCGGCAAGACATGGAAGGAGTCGTGCGAGGAGTGGGGCAAGGAACCGCCCTCTCCGAGCATGTGCAGGTTGATACTCTATTGCGGGATGAAGGACGAGATCGGCGGCCTCACCCTGGCCGAGTGCGGGAAGATGACGGATGTAACCAACGGAAGCGAGAGTTGGGCATATGTCTTCCGCGTGCTTACCACGGGACGGGGGGATGATCTAAAAAACCAGCCGCCGAGTCCGAGTGGGCCGAGCGGTGGGCCTTCGCCAGGGTCGCCTTCGGAATGAGCGAGACCGAGGCCCGAGGCCTCACCATCCAGCAATGGAACGCCCTGAACAAGGTGTGGGCAAAGATCGAGACGGATCGCGACGGGAGAGAGGACATCAGGACGGCGAGGATAATGTGTCACATCTCCAACACGTTCCGCGGTCCCGGTACGAGCCCGCATCAGATTTCAGAGTTCATACCGAAGCCCAAGGAGGGGCCTAAGACCGACCCTGACAAATCGCTCGAGGCCAAGATATTCACGATGAACGCCATCTGGAACGCCGATAACAGCAGGAAGTGAAGACATGACGGAGCTTGAAGGACTCAGCATCAAGGCCACGCTCGACGCGTCTGGCATAAAGACGGGGGCCACGCAGGGAGCCCAGGCGATGTCGTCACTGAGCGACAAGACAGCGAGTGCCACTAACAGCATGGCGTCCTCGACGGACAAGGCAGGGAGATCGGTTGAAGGTCTCTCCGATGAGATGAGGAACGTCAAGAACTCATCCGCCGGAATGTCCCAATCGATGACCCAGGCCGAGCAGGACGGGATAGCCCTCGCTCAGGCGGTCCAGCAAGCGGAGGAGGCGACACAGAGAGCGAAGGAAGCCCAGGACCAGTTCAACCAAGCCCTCGCAGACTACGGGGCCGAAGCCCCTCAGACCGTCAACGCCTATCGTCAGCTCCAATCGGAATCGGAGAAGGCGGCGGCGGCAACGGACAAGGTCGCGGCCTCTCAGACCAACCTCAGCGCGAAGTCCCCGGCGACCGACCAATCCATCAAGACCACGGCCCTTGCGGCGACTCAGGCGGCATCAGCGGCGATGGCCCTGTACGCGGCCTATGATAACGTCGGGGATGCGTCCTTGGCGATGGAGAAGGCCAATCTCCGTGCCGAGAAGTCCGAGGTCGCGGCGACCGAAGCGCAGGTCAAATACAACGAGGCGATCGAGAAATACGGTGCCGACTCTCCCGAGGCCTTGGCCGCGCAATCAGATTATCAGCTTGCATTGGAGACGTCCGAGCTTGCGACCGAAACGGCCAAGGACGCGCAGGACAACTACAATGAAAAGGTATTGATGGCCGGGGTCACGCTCATCCCCACCGTCGTTTCTGGAATAGATGGAATGAGCAAGGCGTGGAAGGGCCTGTCTCAGGTCGATGTGATCGGGAACCTCGACGGGATAACCGGATCTCTCAGGAAGAACAAATCGGCCATGCTCTCCCTGGGGGCCGGAATGGGTGCGATGGCGACGATATGGATGGCGTTCAACACGGACTCCGAGGAGACGAGGGCGGCGATGTCCATCCTCTCCGGGGCACTTATCGCAGCCGCAAGCGCACAATGGGTTCTGAACGCGGCCACGGCATTCGGCCTCTCCCTGACCGGGGTCGGGGTTGCGCTTGTCGCGGTGGCGGCGGCCTCGGCGGCGGCGGTGTATGTCCTCTCCTCGAAGTACGGTGCGACGATCGAGGAGGACGAGCCTACTGATTACGATGAATATGGGGCATCCTCGCCGGAGTCGATCTACGAGGGCAAGGAGATCGAGCCGGGGAAGTTCATAGTCGATGGCAAGAAATACACGCAGGAAGATCTTGACGCGGCGATGGCGAAGTGGAAGGCGGGGGAGGCCATCACCGAGAAGGAGGCGATACTCCTCGATTGGTACACTTCCGCGTCGAACACGAACAGGGCCGGATATGCCACCGGGGGCATCTCGACAAAGTCGGCGATTGCGGCGGTGAGCGAGGGCAACGTCCCGGAGATCCACCTGACCAAGGAGAACGTCGAGAAGTTCGGGATCGCCGCATTCCCCTCGGGCTATACGATGGTCGAGGCGACGAGCGAGGAACCGACCTCGGCCAACGTCAGCGCGGTCCTGAGCGAACTTGAGGAATCCGGCTCGGTCTACACGGCCCCGGTATCCACCGGGAACACCTACGTTTTCAACATCTACGAGGCGTCTAGCCCTGAGGAGGTCGCCGCCCAGGTTGCGACGATGCTGAGGAAAGAGGGGGTCATGTAGTGGCGTTCAAGGTGAACATCGGCGGGACGGACATTCCAGTTTTTCCAAAGGACATCTCTTGGAATGACCGCATAGGTGCGATACCCACGGCCAATATCGTCATCAAGGTAGCCACGGGGGAGGCGTTGGCACAGCGGGGGCAGGAGGCATATCTCTACGACTCGGTCCTGACCGAGGTAATCAACAAGACCCAGGCCGACGTGAACCCGCCGGGGCTCGTCTACGAGGGAGATCCACAGCACATCGGATACTTCGAGGCGTTCGTCCCGGCCCAGGCACACGCAACCGGCACGTTCGAAACGATCTTGGCCCTGCTTTATCAGCTCCCCGATATCAGTGAATACGTGTCGGCGGATTACCCCGTCCGGCTCGTCCTGATGGGCAACGGGCCGTATTATTCAGATTGGGTTGGGCTCGGGGCCGTGTGGGTCCATGCCGAGCAAGCCTGGTACTGGTACGCCAAGCTGACCACTCACACCGGAGAGACGTTCTTTGAGAAGGAGTATATCTCCACCACTCCCTGCGACCTCAGCACGTCTCACCGTCTATCCCTCTCATGGTCATCCGGCACCGCGATATTCTATATCGATGGGGTCGCCGAAAGCACACAGGAATATTCAGGCACGGCCGAGGGTTACTACTTCGACCCGAACCCGATATTCTTTCAGGGGAACGAGGGCTATACTATGTTGGGCGGCGCGATATACTTCGCCGACGTCCGAAGCTGGCTCGACGTGAGGACACCCGAGGAGATACTGGCCACGGCCAAGACCAGGCTCACCGGGGACGATCTCATCGACGCGAACCTGGAGGGCTATTGGATGTGCGACGAGATGACCGGGACCGTTGTCGCAGACTCCGGGCCCGTGGGCTCGGACGGGGACCTTATCATGGATGTGGCGACCGAGACATATCTTCTATGGGACTACGCGCCCGATGGGTGGCTTCCCGGCGGGGGCCCGACGTGCATCCCTGACACCGTTCCCTATCGGTACTTCGGGGGCTTCATCTCAAGCGTAGGCGTCGAGACCGAGGGCGTGGATGTGGTCAAGCAGAACATCAAGATCGAGGGATACGCCACCCTGCTCAACCGATATAAGGGGGGCATCAATTTCCTGAACCCCCACCCTGGGAAATACTTCGCGCAATACCTCGCGGAGAACAAGCTCGACGCATGGGCCATAGGGTACGCGTGTATGCCCGAGGGGTCGCAGACAATCAGCGTAAGCGACTGGACCAACAAGTTCCTGAAAGCGTGTCTGGACGAGGTAAAGACCTCGACCGATTGGATATGGTACATCGACCCCTACCGGGAGCTTAGGTATCACCCGAGAGGGTACAAGGCCGCGCCCTTCAACATAACCGCGTCCGATTCTCCCGCGCATTATCAGCCCAACTCCCTGAGCATTAGCCAGGACAAGGCCGGATACTACAACAAGCTCTACGCGAGGGTGCGGTACACCGACGAGACGGACGTGGAACGCACGGTCAATATCGTCATCACCAACGCCACGGAGATCGCGGCGAGGATGGCGGCGGAGGGCGGGGACGGGGTCTATGAGCATTACGAGGACCTCCCCAACGCGAACAGCCCCGAGCTTGGATTGGACCAGGCGTATGGGATGCTCATGGCCGCGTCCACGTTGGGCAAGACGGTGGACTACACGACGAGAACACCCGGAATGAGGGCGGGGATGACGCAGACGATAACCCTACCTGACCTTGGTCTCTCCGGGTCGTTCCTGATCGAGCAGGTGAGTACGAGGTACAGCAACGGATACTTGTTCTATGACGTATCGGCGACCTCTTGGAAGCTCCCGAAGATCGAGCCTCTGACCGAACTCCTCTCCACATCCATCGCCAGCAAGACGAACTGGCGCGAGGACGCGCTGATCGACGGCATCGCCACGGTCATCGACCTCTCAAGCGGGGCCATGATAACATTATATTTCTCGGAAGAACATGGAGACATCGCCGACATCAGCAAATGGGATACCGGCCTTTGGAACTTTACGGAGTGGTCGTGATGAAGCTCAAGATGAACGTGACGATAGAGGCGGGGGAAACGAGGGACGGAAAGGACGTTCCGAGAGAGGTCATCCACATTCACAATCTGATGGTCGATACCGGGCTGATCTACGTTAGGGACCACGGGGCCGCCGGTCTGAATCTCATCAAGTACGGGACCGGCACGACCGCGGCCGAGGCGACGGACACCGACCTCGAGACGTCCGTGGATTCCGAGGCGATATCCATTGCGGCCTCGACGGACGACACCACGGGTTCGATAACCATCACCTATTATCATTACCTCGGCTCGGAGGCGGGAGCGTTGGGGACGATAACCGAGGCCGGTCTGTTCAAGGACACAGACATGATCGCGCGGGTCGTATTCGCGGGGATAGTCAAGACGGCGACCACCTACATCAAGACGGTATGGGAGATGCAGTTCGAGGACGGAGGGGCATAAGATGGCAGCTTATACGAAGGTCAATCCGACGGTCGGCAGCACGATCGAGGCGGTGGCATATGGACAGCACGTGGAGACACAGTACGAATGCGCCCAGGCCGAGTACGAGGCGGGGAACTGGACGAAGCCCACCGACATCGCCTCGGCGGTATCCCTCAAGCATAAGGTACCATGCCCGGTGAAGGTCCTGGCCACGGCCTCGCAGGTCGGGGAAGGCACGGACACGGAACTCATCGCGCCGTCCACCAACTTCGTCGGGTTCCATCT